GTGGTCATACCACACACCCTGCATTATAACAAGTTTGCGTACTGGATAAGTCTTGCTAAACTTTATATAATCCTCATGAGTGTGTGGTCTATTGCACGTCACCTGAGCAAGAAGGATTCGTGATGGATTTATTCCGGCAAGATCAAATAGTCCGAACAAGTCCTTCTCTTTAACGAACTTACCTGTCTGTTCCACCTTACCAACAAGCCACCCTTCCTCCTTCAAATGTTCTATAAACTTTAATTGTATCCTATTGCCCTTCGCTCTTGTATTTATCATGTAACTCCATAAGTTTCCCAAGTAGTTCATCTACTAAATCCCTATACCTTTCTGGTCTATCTTGAATGAAGGCAAAGTATACCTTGCCAAATATCTTACTTTCCTTTAGTGCCTCTAATACATCAGGAGAACACAAGGCTTTTAATGGACAATCAGAACATTTATACAGATCACACATTACTTCTGGATGCCACATAACTTCGAACCAATAAGATTCTTTGTCAGGTATAGCCTTTAAATCTATGTACCTATTAGCTGTCCATTCATCTATCATCCTACCTATAGTTCCAATTGTATAATAATCTTTAACTGCTTTAAGCATTTTCATCACTCCATTCTATAATCTCAATTATAATAATTAACGCTCCAAGTCCTACAGCTACACCTATAAAAAAGCTGGCTATCATGCTATACCTCCTATATCAGCAAAGAATGTTGCGTAGTCTAATGAATAGATATGATCTTCTTCCTCTTTCTCTATTACAGTAGCATACCCAAGATGTGATAGTGTTCTAAACGCAACACGTAATTCTACTATACCCAAGTCAGAGAATATATTTTCTTCCTCATTAGGTCTATCAGCCATAGATTCCACTAAAGAGAATAGTGAATTTAACAGCATCATTGATACTGGTAGCTTTGATAGATTCTTTAACCTGTCACTTCTGTTGCTCATCGTCGTCTCCATATTCATATTTAATTAGTAATTCTGTACAATGAATTGCTTTTAGTAAGTCCTCCTTACCACCCTTAGCTTTATGCCTTGTGATATACTTTACTACTGCTCCTTGTAAGTAATTTAAATCATTGGACATAACATAGTCGATAGGTTGTATCTTTAATTTCTTATACCAATCCCCACCAACCTGAGTGGTTAATGGATTGTTATTTACCATATCTTGCAAACAGCTTGTACAATAACCTGACATAGCATTAGAAACTACGTGTATTCCACATTCACCACAATACATTACTTGTCCTCCTTTTCATCGTTATGGTGATAAGATGCATAAGCCTTTATATGAGTATACACCCACCAACACTTACCATTATTAGAATACTCCTTGGCAAGCCTGTTGATTTTCTTTTTCATTGTTTCACGTTTTTTCATTTAGGGGACACTGTTATCTCGAAATGAAACTGATCTACTGCCTTCTCCACTGCATCAGCAACAGCATCTGCAATCTTCCACCCGATTTCTGATTCATTTAAGGCTTCTGAAATTTCATCACTAAACCCGCCATTCTTAAAATAACTATCAACAGCTTCTTGAATTTGTTTTTCGTATCTTGATAAGTCAATTTTAGATATAGACTTCTTTAATAATTCATATTCTAAACTCATGTTATTCTCCTTATACCATTGCATCTAATGTATCATCTAAAGCATAAGCGGCACACTGTATCTTACTTGCCCTCTGCAATAATGATTTTATACAACTCTTTATTTCTTTCTTGTTGGTTGTGTACTTGTACCCCATGCCTGTAGATATAACAGGATGTCCACTCTCCCTAAGATAATGTATACACCCCCTAACTGTTGCTCCACCCATGTTAAGTACCATCTCTATCTCTGCACTATTGATAAATCCACCATTCCTTCGCAGTATGTTTAATACTGGATATGCTATATCATTATCAATCCTTATCTTTGCTCGTCTCATAGTCTATTATCTCCCATGAATTTCTCTGGAATACTAACCCCTAATTTAAGAGACCTCATTATCGCTCTCAAATCCTCTTCACACTCTAATAGTGTGTTGTATCTATCGAGTGATATTAATGCTGTCTTTTTAACTTCATCAATCTTCACACCCGTTGCTTTTTTAATTGCCATATATTTCCCCTCTTTCTAAATAATTATTAAAACCACTTTCATGTCTAATCCAAAAATGAGCACCATATATTGAGGTAGCCCATCTGAATGTACTCAACCCATGAAAGTCCATAGGAAGATGAGCTTCCTCTTCTATCTTATCTAAGATTTGATTTTCAATGCAGTATCGTTTTATTTTTGGTCTAAGCCTAATTTTCATCACACACCTCCACGAAACATGGATCACATAATGTTATGTGTTGTGTTTTTGGAAGAGCGTTGTAATACTGTTGGTATGTTTCACCCTTTAGTATCTCCATACTAAATACTCTTCCACATTTAGGACAATAACATAAGTCCAATCCTATGCCTTGCTTGTCTGTGGTAATAGCTTTTGATTCTGCAAGCTGATTAGCCTCGTGTAGCATGGCAACTTTAATCCACTTATCTATTGGATTCGTGTTTTTAAACTCACTTGGTATTTCCATATCTATTCCTTATTCGCTTTTGCCCAATTATTAACACCAAACTCATTTTCAAAGTCATAGTCTTTGATGATAATATCTATGGGCATTTCTTGTATTGCATCCCTCACATCACCCTGAACTATAGGCTCCACAGGACGTACATCGTACTCACTAAGTAATTCACTGTACACATTGTATGGTATATACCTATCTTCCGTTGATAAATATACATCTACTAATTGATGCTTGTCCTCAGTATTCCATACAAACCAGAATATACAATCAGGGAAGTCCTCTATCATTCCCATCATATCTACATCATGGTAACACCATGCTATAAACTGACCTATCCAACTATTCTTCCAATCCTCAAAGTGATATGGTATCTTCTTTGTTCTTGAACAGAAGTGCATCAGTTCATCTTCACCAAGATATACACCACACACAGCACCC